TTGTTGCGTTGGTTTGGTTTGGTCGGGCAATTCTCTTTTATCTTATGTGCTTGGGGTGCTTTGTTTCTTTGTGTTCCTTTGGTCTTTTGTTCTTGGTTTGTTGGGGTATTAGATGGGGGATTGTGTAGCTACATTTATAAAAATATAATGATTTTTTGTAGCTACATTCAGAATTTTACTATAACTTTGTAGCTACAAACTAAAAATAACAAAATAACTATGAAAACAGCCATGCAAAATGTATTAGATTTAGTACAGAAAAGATTAAATGAGTTTGATGGATTAAATGGATTTGAAGTTACAATGATGAAGCAGGAATTAAATTGGTTTAAAGATATTTTGACCAATAAGCTTGAAGAAGAAAAAGAGCAGATAATAGAAGCTTATAATCAGGCTGATTTAGATGGTTATTTCCAAAAAACATATCCAAAATATGCTGAACAATACTACAATAAAACCTATAACCAAAACAAATAACCTATGGATGAAAGAAATGATTATAATTCAATACCAATACAACCTATTGATAAGGTAACAAGATTTGAAGTAATAGACCATACTAAAAAACAAAGAGGCAGAATAGTTGTAGAGTATGGAGTTAAAGTTGAGGTGTCTATTCAAGATGATGGTAAAACAATGAAAGTATTTATAACAGACCAAAACAAATAACCTATGAAAAATGAAGAAAAAAAACTTTTGGAAAGAGATTATGATATTTTATTACCAAAAGACGATACAGTATCACCATTGAAAATAGTGGCTGAACAATTAAATAAAATTGGCATAACCAATGTTTTAATAAATACAGATTCTAAAACAAAAAATAAAATAAGATGCAATATTAACTGGGAGTTTGCTTGGCATCGTGATCCTATTAATTACCCATTAAATAATAATCCAAATGTAGATGTAAAGTTTAGTTTATCAGGCGTTAATTTTATTATAGTATCTGAACCAGAACCTAAAAAAGAGCATTACCCAAGTGATGAAAATACCCCAAATAAGTAAAAAATGGCAAAAAGCAAACCAATTGGAGTTAGATTTGACTTAGATAAATTAGAAACAATTCAAAAAGAGCAAAATTTCACATCTACACAAGCTGTGGTAAATTTTTTAGTAGATAGATACTTTGAAAATAAAGTAAATACTATTTTAATGACTCCTTTTGGAGATATGATTGCTTCAGATGGCCGTAATATGCGTAAAAAGAAGTTCAAATTAGACGATTCTTTCGTAAAGGCTATGGAAGATACCAAAAATGAATTAAATGCCTTAGAATCGCTTAAAAATAGCAATCCTGAACCTCCAATTGGACTTAAAGGAATAGATTTAACCATTTGGAAGTCTGAAAATTGGAAATAATTCGTAAATTAGCGTATGAGTAAATTAAAAATGATGAAAAGAGCTGACGGATCATCATCCAAACATGGATTATGGGATTCAATTCGTGAAAATAAAGGAAGTGGCAAGAAACCAACTCCTGAAATGCTAAAACAGGAGAAAAAGATTAAAGCTGAAAGCAAATGATCTTTGAACCAAATAATCGGGTAGAGGTTACAACGCCAAAAGGAGATGGAATTATATGGTTAGTTTTAGATTATGGACACGAAACGGATACGATTTATACAATTATAATAAACGATACTGGTGAGTTTTGGCAATTTGCCCATAAAGACATCAGAGCAAAATCAAATATAACTTATGGCAGAAGCTTGGCAAAGATCTGAAGGTAAAAATTTAACAGGTGGCGGTCTAAACCAAAAAGGTCGTGATTCATATAATCATGCTCATGGTGGTCATCTTAAAGCTCCTGTTAAGTCTGGAGTTAATCCTCGTAGAGTTTCATTTGCAGCTCGCTTTTCTGGTATGTTAGGTGCTATGAAAAAACCTAATGGTGAGCCAACTAGAAAAGCACTTGCTTTAAAAGCTTGGGGATTTGGTAGCGTTGAAGCAGCTCGTAAGTTTGCTAATACACATAAAAAATCTTAGTTCTACACCATTAATAGTATTTTTGGCCTGACGCTTCTTAATTGAAGCGTTTCTTTTATTAATTGTCCAGTTTTTGATATTAAAAACTTGACATTTGCCAAAGTCGGTAATTATTTTCAGCCAAAGTCCAAATTAGTGTCACAAATTTTAAAATAATTGTGAGGTTTGTCACTTATTTGTCACAAAATATATTATCTTTGTAAAAACAAATAACCTATGAAGAAATGTAGCAAGTGTAGAAAAGTAAAGCTATTAAATGAATATAATAAGTCAAAGTCAGGAAAATTTGGAGTTCATCATTATTGTATGATATGTCTTCGTGAAAATAAAAAAATTCATTATAATCATGATAAAGCCAAATTTCGGTTTATTCAAAATAAATATAAATTAAATGAATTAGAATTAAATGAAATGTTTATTTCACAAAATAAAAAGTGTAAAATATGCCAAACTAAATACGATTTATTATCAAGGCACAATGGGTTGTATATAGACCATTGTCATAAAACAGGTAAAGTAAGAGGGTTGTTATGTATGAGTTGTAATAGATTATTAGGTAATTGTAATGATAATATTGATATTTTAAAATCATCTATCTTGTATATAACCGAATTCGATGCGTAATTATCCCATTATCTGTGACATAGTAGGGGTTAATTCGGTTATATCTTGTAACATATAATAGGTAAAAAGTAGTAGTATTACTACCTAAAGCATATAAAATCTTGTTGTACCTAAATTATAAAATGTTGCATATAATGCTATATAATTGTATATCATTTAAATTAAATTAATTTAATTAATCTAATTATATTATATATATTTGTGGATAAATACATAATACATGGGAGCAAACCAAGGTCAATCAGCACTCGCAAGAACGTACAGAAAAAACAATAAAAGTATGCCGACTTCTAAACTAGCTCGCATCATGTACAATGAAAATAAATTATTATTTAAAAACGAAGAAAGTGCAAGATCTACACTTAGATATGTAGAAGGTAAACTTGGAATAGCTTCAAGAGTTTTTGCAGAAAGAGTAGATCCTGATTTAATAATGAAAGAATCAAGACCATCAAATCCTTATAATTTACCCTCATCTGACGAAACTATTTTTGAACCATTTGTGGTAAGTGGTCATAAAAAAATTGCAATATTTTCAGACATTCACGTCCCTTATCATAATATAGATTGCATTACAGCTGCAATTCAGTATTGCAAAAAAAGTAAGCCAGACGCGCTTTTGCTAAATGGTGATACCATTGATTGTCATAGATTAAGTAGATTTATAAAAGATCCTAAAAAACGTAATTTTAAATTAGAATTAGATACTTTTAAAGCATTATTTGATGTATTTGAAAAAGAACTAAAATGTAAAATTTATTTTAAAATAGGCAACCACGAAGAAAGATATGAGCATTTTCTTTATGAAAAAGCAGGTGAACTAGTTGGTATAGAAGAATTTGAATTTGAAAATATAATAAAAGCAAGAGCAAGGGGAATAGAAATTATTGGAGATAAACGTCCAATGAAATTTAATAACCTTTGGGGTATTCATGGTCACGAATATGTTGGCGGTATTTCTGCTCCAGTAAACCCAGCAAGGGGATTGTTTTTAAAATCTAAAGTAAGTTGTTTCCAAGGACATAATCACCAAAGTTCTGAACATACAGAGCCTACCCTTACTGGTAAAATGGTAACTACTTGGTCACTGGGTTGTATGAGTGAACTACATCCAGCTTATATGCCATTAAACAAATGGAACCATGGATTTGCTGAAGTGGAGTTAGATCCAAATGGAGAAGATTTTGAATTTACAAATAAGCGTATATTTAAGGGTAAAATAGTTTAATTTGAAAGCAATACTTTACATATTTACATTTTTAATAGCAATATTGCTAGCGTATGCTTTGAAAAATAGAATAAAAAAAGTAAGCCCTACTGGAAGTCAATTTATCATTCCCGGCGGTCAGTTTGATATGGATGTTAAGGTTATTATTACAGAAGATACAGCTTACGCATTGAAATATGTAAAAGAAAATCTAGATTCTACAGCTAAATCAGAGGATTTTAATAGCAGGGGGACTACATTTACAAGTATTGGAGGAAAAAGCCCTATTATATGGATTCCAAATACAAATGATATCTCTATAATAAACCATGAACTGCTACATGTTACTATTAATATAATGGCATGGGCTGGTGTTCCATTAACAGAAGATACCGAAGAAGTATATGCTTATGAGTTGCAATATTTATCTAAGCATTTTTATGACCATATAAATAAATAACTTATGTTAGATGGTTTAATTAAATTATTTGAATGGATAGGGGAATTCTGGCGCGAGTCTGTTTCGCCAATTGTTATCTTAAAAACATATGAAGCTGGTGTTTTATTAAGACTCGGAGTATACAAACACGATCTTAAAGAAGGGGTTAATTTTAAATTTCCATTAATAGATTTAATTCATACAGCTAATAAAGCAATAGATACATTTCACGTTTCCCCTGTAGATATAACTACATTAGATGGTAAACAAGTAAGTGTAGAGCCTATTATAAAGTTTGATATAGTTGATCCTAAAAAGTTTTTACTTGATGTCAATAATGGGTCTGATAACCTACATGACATTTCTAGGGGTATAATAGCCGATTATTTAAGCGATTGCAACTGGGACGATATAAAGGAAAGGAAAACACTAACTGCCATTAAAAACGCTTTAAAAAGCGAATGTGATGAATTAGGAGTAAAAGTGTATAGGGTTTACTTTGGAAGAATAGTAACTACTAGAATGTTTACCGTATTCAAAGAGTAATTTGATGCTGAACATGGATTCGAACCATGAATAAATGCTCCAAAAGCACTTGTGTTGCCGTTACACTATTCAGCATTTTATAAATTCTTATTTATTTTTGGCTTCTTCTAGTATTGCCTTTCCCTTATCTGTTAACTCTCTTGAAAATAGCCTTAATTTCTTACCAGTGTTTGGGCACATAAACACAAGCCCAGCATCTACAAAAGATCTTATTGTCAATTCTAGTACGCCTGCCGCGTCTGGACTAGCTCCTACAACTATCGGTTCGTCATAATCAAATTGCATGCAAAAGTCGCATCCGTCTAAAATTTTACTATTAACAGGTATTTTAGCTAATGCTTCTTCCATCATAGTATCTTGTTCTTTTACATCTACTTCTTTTTTCTTACTTTTTGCCATTGTTTTATTTCTTTGTTGGTTAGTGATTACTGGTTTATTCATTTTTTCTCTTCCTTTGTCTGTTAGATATAACATTTGTAAATCAAAATGAAAATCTTCTTTATCATTACGAGTTAAATCTGGATGAGTTTTAATTCTATGCATTACTTCTGCTTCTGTTATATATGTTTCCATTATCTTTCTACTTTTGTCATTTTATTGCAATATGGACATTCAACTTCTTCTATATGTCTTATTTCTTTTTTATCACCCCAATCAATCATATCAGTTTCTATTACAGAAACATGATATTTTCTACATATTTCACACGTAATTTCAGCTACTTCGTATATAACACTAACTAATATCATTTATATCTACTATTTTTACTTCCTCACCTGCAAGCATTGCGTCTATAGTATCTTCTATCATTTCTCTTTGACTTGGACTTAATAATGCCGCTTTTTCTGTTATTGCCGAAACAGCAAACACATCGCTTGATAATTCTTTTTTAATACCTACTTTTACTTCTTCAGAAATAGAAGGATGTGTTAATATATCTGTTGAAATCCATTGTATTTTATTTACATAAGATTTAAATAATCTAGATCCAGCAGAATCCGGGTATTCTCTTACAAAATCTTCGTAATGCTCTTGAGACAATTTTAAATGATGAATAGCAGATATTATATTTGATCCTTTCATTAATTATTAAAATTTAAATGTTTTAATTCTATTTCTGATAAAAACTCTCTTGCCATTTCCACTTTGTGTTGAATTTTTAATATAAAATCTTCATCTCTATCAATATTAAATAATAATACTCTTTCTTTTATATCAATATCATCGAATTTCATGTTAAATTCTAATTTTAAAGATTCTTTTATAAATTCTGGACTTTCTTCAGAAATAACATTCATGTTTTTAAGTAAATAATACTTTTCTTGTTGAATAATACTTTCTGGAGTATTAGATAAACAATATGCTATTATACCCTTGGTTGCACCAGTAAGCCACATATATGATTGTATTTGAGCATAATACAATGAATCTAATTTATCTGGCAAGTTCCCTAAAAAAGTCCACAAATCATAGCTAGATTTTATATCTATAATAGCTTCTGCATTATGTATATCAGATCCTTCAAATATATCAGGAAGTCCTGTTATAAAATCATTTGTCACCCTTATTTCATTTTTATTAAATGGCTTTTTAAGATATAATGAAAGCAAATCAATAGATTCATTTTCTACCTCTATGCCTTTCTTCATTTGCTTAGTTTGTATATCTTTTCTTCTTCCGTATTTCTCATAAACATATACTTCTAATAAATGTTTTTGAGCTGTTTTAGATAACTTACCAGCTTCTTTATCTGCTTTTAATTGAGGCTCGCTCATTAAATATCCCACAGAGCTTGATCTTATTTTTGTTTTAGAAAAGTCCATCATTTTATTTATTTTTTAGTATTTGCAATTTATCATTATAATATTCTTTTAATTCCGGCTTGCCCTTAGCCATAAAAAACCAAGCTTTTAATTCTTCTTCATTAGTACAAGCATCTATAAACATTTTTGTTTTTTCTATTAATGTTTGTGGAGTTTGGGTTTGTATTATTTGAGCAGGCTCTTCAAATCCAATTTCTGGAATATTTTTTACGCTTTTCAAATGATATTCTTCAACTAATCCTTTAGCAATATTTAATGCTTTATCAGCGGATTCTCCTTGATGAAGGCAAACTTCTACTCCTATTTTTTCAGAACTATAATTACCTAAATTAAATGTTTTTGTGTAGCTAATTGTTTGAATATGCATTGTTTATTATTTTCTTCTTGTAACGGTTGTAGCGTTATTTACAACGTGTATTTTAAATATCTTATCTCTATGCTCTGGTTTTTTTCTTAATAAAGAAACCATAACCATTACAGATGTGTAAGGATTTTGGAATGTAATACTTTGATCTTCTTTTAATTCTGCAACTTTTGTTGATACTGAATCAGGGCTTTTGCTTCTTGGCATATTTTTTGTTTTGCCAAAGTTAATTTAATTAATTTAATTAAAAAAATAAATTAAATTAATTTATAAAAATTTTATTATATTTGCATTGATTCATAGATTAACGGTTAACAGGTTTCCCCCCTTTCTTTCTAGTTAGGGGGCTTTTTTATATTTCATGTTCAAGATATTCTAAAAGAATAGATGGTATTCTTCGTTTTTCTTCTTTTGCAATACTTGGATACATATCTGCAAACTTTTCTATTATTTCATCAAAGCAATGCATATCAACAATATCAAGTGTTTTATTATCCATATTTGTATGACATGAATTACCATAAAAACAAAGTTCTATAAAGTTTTTAGGATGATTAGCAACAGACGGGAAATATGCTTTTGGTAAAATATGAGCTATGCTAAAATGAAATTTTTCATCATCATTTTTAGAAGAAGGGTTACCACAATGGGAACATATTCCTTTCATTTCTTTTCTTCGTTCTTTAAACCAATCCCATAATTCTTCTTTACTTCCATCTATAGATTCGTTTCTATATTTAATAACTCTTTTGGCAGTATCTTCAATGGTAGCATGAGCCTTACACCTTCCTTTGCTAAAATTATAATCAAAACATCCGCATAATAATTTTTTCTTTCTAGTTATTATTGTACTGTTATATGCCATATTTTTAATTTATTCGTAATAATCAAATGCTATTATTTCTTCTTTTTCGTTTCTTTTATTTTTAATATATTCTGCAAAACATTTTTTACACCTAGCGACCCTACCATCAGATGATCTAACATCTCTGCTGTAATCAGTTATTTTCTTTATTGTCTTGCATTTTGTGCACTTCTTTTGCATCTTCATTTAATTTGTGTAATTTTTTATTTATGTATTTATATTTACCAATATATTTGCCTTCCTTTGTAACCTCAATAATCATATTAAGCCTTTCAGCCATTTCATATATGAGTTTTTTATTTTCCATTTTACAAAATTATATTAATATTTTTAAATAAACAAAACTATGTTTATAAAAAATAAATTTTATTATATAAACTTTTATCACTTACTTTGCTTCAAACAAACAAAATATGAAAAAGGACAGCAACATAAAGGATCATATCCTTATGCACTTACAAGAAATAGAAAGACCAATGAGTTGGTTATCAAGGAAAACCGAAATACCATATGGGACTTTGTATGCCATATTCATACAAAGAATTATGAATTTATCAGATAAGTATTTGGTGAAGATTAATAAGGTTTTAGGTACAGATTTCAATAACGACTAAATTAACTTAAATGGCTCGCCCAATTAAAAACTATTGTGATTATTTTCCTCATGATAGAGATATGAGAAATCATAGGAAAGTTAAAGCCATAAGAACAAAATATGGCATTATAGGATATGCTGTTTGGTCTATGATACTTGAATATTTAACAGGAATAGATGGTAATGTTTTTGAGTATTCAGACGTAGAATTAGAATTAATGGCCGGTGACTTCGGAGTTTCTGCTACAGAAATACGGGACGTACTGGATTACTGTATCAAACTGGAGATGTTATTCCTAAATAACGGGTTTATTAGCTCAGAATCGCTTGATGAAAGGTTAAAACCGGTATATGAGAAAAGAGGCAAGAGTAAGGATATCTGCAAGAAACAACTCCGTATAAACGGTAAATTTACTATCAGTAATACCGTTACTAACGGAGTTTCTGTAGCAGAAACGCCGCAAAGTAAAGTAAATAAAAGTAAAGTAAATAAAACTATAGTAAATGTTGAATTTTCTTCTTTTTGGGAATTGTACGACAAAAAGGTTGGAGATCGAGAGAAATTGGAAAGGAAATGGAATTCATTTACAGATCAGGAAAGACTTGAAATTATGGAATATATTCCCAAGTACAAGCTTGTGCAGTCAGAAAAAAAATTCAGAAAAGATCCTCAAACTTTTTTTAATAACAAATCATGGCAGGATGAACTTGTTGGATTTAAGCCAGATTTGAAGGAAAATATTTTCAAAAGGCAGAATACTGAATTTGAAGAATACAAAGCCAGGATGATTGAGATTCAAAATAAATAAAAATTTAAACGATGATAGCTACTATTTACAAAACCATATTTTCTAAAGAACAATTTTATATAAATGTTGAAGATGCGTTAAAGCGTATTCAAAATGGCAAAAGCAAAATTCTTGTTGAAGAAATCAGAAGCACGTTAGACAAGGAAAAAGCAAGTAAGCTAAAAGCAAATTTACCATCCGTATGTTTCAGTGGTAAGTTTGGACCAGATCGAAAAGATGAACAACTTATCGAACATAGCGGATTTTTGGTTCTAGATTTCGATAACATTTACGAATTGAGGGAAAAGCAAACTGAAATAATTTCAAAAGATTTTATTTTTGCTTGTTGGATTAGCCCATCTGGGAATGGATTAAAAGCTTTGGTAAAAATTGCAGATGGCACAAAGCACAGAGAGCATTTCCAATCATTGCAAGAAGTTTTCCCTGAAATCGACAGAAGCGGAATTAACGTAAGCAGGGTTTGTTACGAAAGTTATGATCCTGAAATTTACATAAATCACAAAGCTGTAGTATTCACAAAAGCTAAAAAAACCGAGAAGCAAATTGTAACTCAAGTTCAAAATTTAGATGACTCCGAAAACTTTCGTAGAATTTTAAAGTGGCTTACGAATAAAAACGATGCTTTTGTGACTGGTGAACGTAATTCTTACATTTTTAAGCTAGCATCTGCATGCTCTAGATTCGGAATCGACGAGGAGGCCGCTTTAAGCCTCATAGCGACCGAGTATTTAGTAAGCAATGACTTTACTATGTCAGAGATGAGGAACGCCGTAAAGAGCGGATATAGGGCAAATAGGGGTAGTTTTGGAACGGCTATCATGCAAAAAGAGAACTTGGTGCATAAAACCACCAGATACGAGATAAATGTAAAACAGGAGTTTACTGAAGAAAAAGATGAAAATTACAGGGTAGATGATGTTATTTACGGGATAGATGTTAAGGATAAAGCCTTAAGTATAAACGAAAATGGTTTTGAGAGAGTAAATGGCATTGGAGTGCCAGAAATTGATTATTTGTTCAAGCCAAAAAGAGGGGAAACAACACTTCTTACTGGTATTGGAAACTATGGCAAAAGTGCTTTTAAAAAGTGGTATATTCTGATGAGAATTTTATTATACGGAGAAAAAATAGCTACTTTTTCACCGGAAGATGTTCCGTCTGAAGAATATTTTCATGATTACGTAGAAATGCTTTTAGGATGTGAGTGTACACCTTACAATCCTAATAGGCCATCAAATTCTGTTTATGAAGCAGCTTATGATTATCTTTCTAAACATATTTTTTACATAAGCGCAGAAACATTATCACCAACTCCTCAGTACATAAAAGAGAAATTTTTAGAACTAATTATTCAAGAAAAGATAGATTTTTGTTGTATAGATCCATTTAATCAGCTTACGAATGATTACAAGGGTTTTGGAGGCAGAACTGATAAATATTTAGAAACATTTTTATCAGATTGTTCCAGATTTGCTCAAAAAAATGACGTGTATTTTTGGATAATTGCGCATCCAAAACAGATGGATAAAGATTCTACTGGAAACTACAAATGCCCTGATGTATTCGATATTGCTGATGGCGCTATGTGGAATAATAAATTGAGCAATATATTGGTTTATCACAGACCTTTTGCGCAGACAGATCCACAGAATCCAATGGCTGATTTATATACTAAAAAGGTTAAGAAAAAGAATGTTGGAAGAAGGGGATTTATGTCTATGGAATATGTATGGAAAAGCAGAAGGTTTTTTATTGGTGGAATTGATATTACACAGGTTATTTTAAATAAAATGAATATTGATTTTTGGAAACAACAAACAGCAAATCAATCATGGATTCCTTATAAAGATGTTGACGATATTTTTTAATATAAAACAAACAAACAATGATCAAAATGCAATTAATTGGACATTTGGGCCAAGATGCGGTAGTAAACAATGTAAATGGTAAAACTGTAATTAACTTTTCTGTTGCTCATTCTGAAAAATTTAAAAACAAAGAAGGGGTAGAAGTAAACAAAAGTGTATGGGTTTCGGCAGCTTATTGGACAGATCGTACAGCTGTGGCTCCTTATTTGAAAAAAGGATCTCAAGTTTATGTAGAAGGAAGTCCTGAAGCTAAAACTTATAGAAATCAAAATACAAATGAAGTTATGCCTCAATTGTCTTTAAGAGTTACTAGTATTCAGCTAATTGGAGGTTCAAAACAAAGTAATACAGAGCCTCAAAGTGACTTTATTTCTCAACCAAATGGATTCGAATTAACTGAAGAACAACCTATTTAATATGAATTATTTTGTTAATTATAGTTGGAGTGGTATATTTACTACTCCAACTTATTCGATAATTATAAAAAAGGTTTAAAATGGCAAAGCTTACAAATTCAAGCAAAATTACTTTTGGCAAACAAAAAACAGGAAGAGCTAAAAAATCTTATAACAAACATAGTCCTAGACCAAAGCCATATAAAGGCCAAGGAAGATAAACATAAAATATGAATAATAAAGCCGCTAAAAAGCTAAGAAGATTAGCAGTTACTTTTGCTACTATGAATGGGCAAACTTTAGAGCAGTCAAAAGTTATATACAAAAGATTAAAAGAAGTGCATAAAGAAAACAAAAAAGCCCCTCGTTAAAAGGGGCTATTTCACTAAGCTAGTGCAGCATTTGCTGCTGTAAGAACTTGGTTAACTGTAGAAGTTACAAGGTAACCTGTACTTCTTTGATTTAAACCGCTTGGAGGTACAACGATAAGTGCGTTAGCTTGTACTCCATTTACTTCTTGGTCAACTGGTGAAACCACAATACCAGTAGATGGTAATGCAAATACTGTTCCTCCTGTTGGTTGCGCATACTGATTTACTTGTAAAACCGTTGCTGCGAAAATGTTTGCCATTTTTTTTTGTTTTAATTGTTATAAATATATGATTGGCATAACAAATATAATAAATTTTATTATGACTTTTAAATCGTTAACTTTGTTAAATTAATAAAATTAATTAAATTATGAAATTAATAGCTCCTTCAAATAGGGTTATAGTAAAAGTGGATTTAGAAAGTAAGAATAGCCATACATTTAAAGATGGCACTAAAATAAGATTAGAAAGGGTGTATGATAATTTTAACATGAGATATGTTAAACCAGTAAACGCAATAGTGGTAAATGCTAAAAATATACCAGAAGGTGCGGAAATATTAATTCATCATAACTCTACTCATGACACTTATAGGATTTTTAATTACAAAAGTTTTACGGAAGATGCATCATCTGATATTAAGTATTACTCAATTCCTATGGAAGAATGTTTTTTATGGAGAAAAAAATCAAAAGATTCTTGGAAGCCATTGAATAATTTTATAACAGCATTAAGAATATTTCAACCTTATACTGGATTTTTAGAAGGAATAACTCCTACAGTAATAAAAGATAAATTGTATATTACAAGCGGAGAATTAAAAGGAAATGTTTGCGAAGTTTTAAAAGCTACAGATTATCAGATTATATTTCAAGGAGATGATGGGGTAGAAGAGAATATTATTAGATTAAGACATTTTGAAGATGGGTATAATGACAGAGAAGAAGTAATAGCTATTAATCATGAATTAACAGAGATGGTTATTAATGGAAATATATTAGTTGGAATTACACCAGCAGATGCAACAAAATTAGTAACACTTTCAAATCCAAATTTAGTATGTCTTTAGAAGATAATTTATTAAAACAAGTTGCTTTTTTAGAAGGCAAATTAGCTTTTTATGAAAATGATGGAGTTGGTAAATTATATCATGCTCTTAATAGAAAGGCTAATGAAATGGCAGATTTACTTAATAATAATGATCTTACTAAAGTTCAAATGGATGAACCTAAAGATAAGACATTTGAAAGGTTGCAAAAAATATGGTCTGATGCAGAAGGAGTATCAAATGCTATTAAATCACTTGGCGTATTGGCTGGCATAAATCAAGGCCCTATTGATATAAAAAAGGAAATGCAAGTATCTAGAAAGCCATTTTCACCAGAAAGTGTTGCAGACGCAGTTGGAGAATTAGCTGGTGGTAAAACAAGATAATTATGTACGAAAAAATAGAAGGAGGATCAGTTGTTAATATTCAAGGACTAGATTGTAATCTACCCCCAGAAGGTTATGTATTTAATATAATCACAAAAAATATTGAATACAGGGGTATTTATGAAAATTCTTCTAAAAAAGAAGAACAGCATTGGAAACGAATGAATCCTCCATCTTGGTATTCTGAAACTATTAAAAATTGGGATAATTACGAAAAGAAAAGAAAAGAAGAAGATCCTGAATTTTATGATGATAAATTAGAAGAATTTAAAAAGCAAGAATGGGATAGAAGGTTAAATGGTTTTTGGTATAGAAATAATGGAACACCTGTTTATTTAACTGGGATGCATTATTTATATTTGCAATGGTGGAGCATAGATATTGGTTATCCTAAGTTTAGGATGCCTGATTTGGAAAAGTTTTATTTTATGCAATATTGCATAGAAGATCCATTGTGCATGGGTATGCTAGAAGTTACAAAAAGACGTTTTGGTAAGTCATTTGTGGCTGGCTTATTTGTTACAGAGTATATATCAAGGACTAAAATGACAAATGGAGGTATCCAATCTAAAACAGGATCTGATGCTAAAAAGTTTTTTAGTAAAACAGTTGTGAATCCATTTAGAAGGCTTCCTAAATTTTTTAGACCAGAATATGACACTTCATTAGGCCCTAATCCTAAGTCTGAAATGCGTTTTCAAAAAACAAACGTAAGGGGTAAGAAGTCAGATGATAGTATAGATAAAGATGAATTAGGATCTGTAATTGATCATCAATCTGCTGATACAGTAGCATATGATGGACAAAAATTACATAGATATGTGGCTGATGAGTGTGGAAAGACAACCGAGGTCAATGTGTATGACAGGCACGAGGTTGTGCGTTATTGTTTACTAGATGACGAAGGTCAGATTATTGGTAAAGCTCTTTATACTACAACGGTAGAGAAGCTTAGTACCGAAAAAGATGGTGTTCAACAAGCATTTAAGCAATTGTGGGAAGAAAGCAATCAAGAGAAAAAAGAAGATGGAACTACCCCAAGTGGACTTTATAGATTTTTCATGTCAGCCAAGAAAACTAGAAATTTTAATGATTTTGGTTATCCAGACGAAATAAAGACATTAGATATTATACTAGCAGATAGAGCTAAAATTAAAAACCCTAGATCATTATCTGCTCGTATAAGAAAAGAGCCATTAACGATAGATGAAGCATTTAGTACAGATGCTGATGGATGTATTTTTAATGTAATTAATATAGGGGAAAGAGAGGCTTATTTAAAGCAAAATCCAGTAATAAAAAGACATGTTTTATTCTATAGAGATATAGACCAAACAGTTAGATGGAGAAAAATTACAGATAAGGAAGAAGATTTTCATTGGGTTATTACTCAATTCCCAAAACAAGGAGAAGAAAATAAGCATAAATATGACATTAAAAATAGAAAGCCGGACAGAACAGAGGATGGCGCAATAGCCGTAGATGGATATAGCAATAGTCAGGGAGGTAAATTTGGATCAAAAGCATCTGCGTGGGTAGGCAGAAGATACAATATGTTAGATCCAGATAATACAGGAAAGGCAATTGGGCATCTTTATGGTAGACCTCAAGTAAAAGAAACTCTTCATGAACAAGTCATGCTTGCGGCTGAGTTTTATGGTTATCAGGTATGGTATGAACATAATAGTGATGATTATTTGTCTTATTTCAGAGAAAGGGGAAGAATATTATATTTAGGATTGTATCCTATGGGGGTAATAGATCCGACAAAAAGAGATTCAGAGAGGTATAAGGGTTTCCCAACAACTCCTTTTAGTCTTACAAAACAGGCAGATGTTGGTATAATGTATTTTGAATATCATATAAATTCAATAGATTTTGAAAATTTATTAGAAGATGCTAAAAAATTTGATCCTAATAATAGAACCGAATTTGACCAAACTGTATCATTTTTAATGTTAATAGTGTGTTTAATGGAGCCTATTAGGGCAAAAGTTAAAGTAGAGCCATTGGTTAAAAATTACTCTCCTATTTTATCTTAATTAAATTTTTTAATAAATTTCTTATTATTTAGTATATTTGACCTAATAAAATTGATAAAAATTGTCAGATAGTCCATTATACATAAGCGCAGGTAATAGTAGTGGTCAGTCAATGAAAGATTTTCAGCTGACTACAGACCTTGCATCCAAATCTGATATTCTATACGGTAAAAGAGTTGCTCAGAACATATATTCAACTATTTACGGTAATCAGTCATATTTTTGGATTAGAAATAATCGTTTTAGAAAAAATAGGCAAATTGCAAATGGAAAAATAGACATGAGTGTCTTTTTAGATCGTCTTGAATTAAATGGCAAGAATAATTATGTTAATATTAATTGGAAATCAATTATTATTGGTAATACAATTGTAGCAAGATTAGTTGGTTCTTGGATGAATAGAAAAGAAAAATTATCTGTTACAGCAGTAGATCCTACATCTGCTAAATTAAAAAAAGAAGCGGCAGATGAAGCCGAGTTTGTTTATGATAATAAAGAAATGTTATCTCAGTTGGAATTAGAATCTGGAGTTCCAATGATTCCTAAAGATCAATTTGTTGCAGAAGATAAAGATGATTTAGATAGATGGGTTTCTGAATTCAATCACTTACCGGAAGAAATAAAATACAGCATGGGCTGTAACAATGTTTTACAGGCTAATGGATGGGATGATATTTTAAAAGAAAGAATATTACACGATTCGGCAGAGGTCGGATTAGTTGCAACTTATACTTGGATGGATGAAGAAGGTGAAATTCATGTTCAATGGCTTAGACCAGAGAATGTTATTTATTCTTATTCAGATTATCCTGATTTTAGAGATACAACATACAGAGGACATATATCTTCAATAAAGATTAGCGAATTAAGAGCTAAATATGGTAAACAGGCTGGTGGTATTTTGACAGAAGAGGAGATTTTTAGAATTGCACAATTTTCGAAAGAATATCAATTGACTGATAAGATTAAATGGATGCAAGACTGGAATATTGCATATTTGCGTCCTTATGATGAATGGAATATTGATTTAATGAATTTTGAAATTAAAACATTAGATTCTGATGGATACACAGTTACAAAAACTAAAAAGAACGGAAGCACTATCATTAGAAAGGGCAAGCCAGAAAAATTAGACGAGAATCAGGAATATTTAGAAGAAAAAAAATGGAATATATATAGAGGCGTTTATTGTCCAGTTACTCAAGATATGTTGAGTTGGGGAATAAAAAAGAATATGATTCGCCCTCAAGATCCAAAGGAATTAGGTAATGCAGAATTTTCTTACAGTTTTTATATGTATCAGAATTATGATATGCGTAACGTGGCTGTGCCTGAAAAAATTGAAGAACCTATTGAGCAAATGATTTTGGCGAGATTAAAGATTCAACAACTAGTTGCTAAAATGAAACCAGCTGGTGCTTCTATTAATGTAGATGCATTACAAGAGCTAGATTTAGGACTAGGAGATACTACTAAGCCTATTGAAATACAAAAGATATGGGAACAAACAGGTAATTTATATTACAGAGGCAGAGATGCTGAAGGAAATCAAATACCTATTCCTATTAACGAATTACCTAATACAGGATTTGCACCTCAATTACAGGCTTTAATACAATTATATCAATTCCATTACCAAGTTTTAAAAGATGAATTAGGTGAAGATCCTAATTTAATGAGTCAAGCTGCAATGCCAAGAGTTGCTGCATCTAACATAGAAACATCAAGAATATTGGCCAATAATGCAACAGACTACATGTATGAGGCTTATAAGTATGTAATGGAAGAAACTGGTAAGAAAATAGCTTGTTTATTAAATACAAGTGTTACAAGAGGCGGTAAAAAATATAGAGATATTTTAAAAGAAGAAGAAGTAAAAGATAGAAATTTCGTAGCTAGAGTAGACATGCTTCCAGATGATTTAGAAGTAGCTAAATTAGAGGCTATGATGAATAATGCAATTACGGCCAATCCTCAAATGATTCTTTATATAGATCCATTTAAGATAACAAGAATGGCTAGAGAAAATGTTCAATTAGCTGAATTGTATTTTAGACAGGCTCAGAAGAAATTTATAAAAGCAGAACAAGAAAAAGCCGCAACAAATAGTCAGCAAAATGCTGAAATACAACAAGCTAGTATGCAAGCTAAAGCTCAGGGAGATAATGCATTATTAGATAAGCAGACTAATGCTAAACAAAAAGAAATCTTACTTCAGGGCGTGATAGATTTAGTTAAAGCGAACATACCAATGCCTGCACAATTACAACCATTAATTAATGAGTTATTAGTAAATGTAGAAATACCATTGACTGCTCAAAATGATCAAATGGAACAAGCGGCAGCTATGGTACAACAACAGCAACAACAACAAGAGCAACAAACACAAGGTCAGGAAATGGCCTTAGAACAACAATAATAAACATTATAAAATAATAAAAAATGGCAACGGTAAGTAAACTTTTAATCAGACTGCAAAAATTTAGTTCAAAAATTAGCAAAGTTGTAGATGCAACTGCTTCTTTTAATGCAAATGGCAATTTTTACCAAGATTTATCTGGTTGGGATTCTGCTGTTGTGCAATTTGTAAGTCCATCTAATGCAATTTCATTTAGTACTACAAATGATGATGGGGCAATTACAGGGCAATTATTGCCAGCTCCAGAAGTTCCTCTTAACTGGGTATCTGTTTTAGGTATTAATTTAACAACAAAAACCGATGTAAGTTCTATATCAGCTAGTGGAATAGTTGAATTTGGAATTATTGGTAAATATTTGTTATTACAAGGAACCGCAATTGCAACTACAACAACAACAGCACCATAATATTAATATAAAAAATAACACAAAATGGCAAATTCAGTAGCATATATCCTATCAAAAAATCTATACCCAGATGCTTTTCAAGCAAAATATATAGGTGTTGATCAAGGAACTCAAATTGTTTATGCAACAACTAGTACATTAACAACTGCAAATATTCTATATTTAGATAGTAGATTAACTCAACTTGTATTTGGTAATGGTTACAAATGGCAGGGAATTCAATTATTAACAGATCCATCTGTAGAATATGCCGTTATGATTGATGGTTCTGGTAATATAGTATTAAATACAGGAACTACTACTACTACGACAACTACTACTAGCACGACAACAACTACAGCTGCACCAACGACAACAACTACAGCTGCGCCAACTACTACAACAACAACAGTGGAGCCAACTACTACAACAACAACAGTGGAGCCAACTACTACAACAACAACAGTAGCGCCTTAATGAAAATATAAACCAAAATAAGCATTTATGCCAAATAGTAATCAATCAAGCTCAGTTACGCTTGCAGATGGATTCGATCCGTTTTCGGACGATGGACAACAATTGCCAACAGAATCAACACCTGTTGTAACACCAGATCCGGTTCCAGATCCAATAGTTCCACAAGGAACACCAGATCCGGTTCCAGATCCAGCACCTCAAAGTTTTGATTCAAATCAATTTTTAAAAGAAAAATTTGGATTTGATAGTTATGAGCAAGCTGAGCAAGAATTTAAAAGAGTAAAGGAATTTAAAGAACCTGAATTTGATTTTAAGGATGACACTAGTAAAACATTGTTTAACGCAATCAAGGAAGGTAAAACAGAAGAGGTTTATGATATATTAAACCAACAAAAAAAACTTGAGAAATTAATTACAGGAGAAATTAATGCTAATTTAGCTGTAGATATTATCAAGACAAACATCGCAAACAAGTATAAAGACTTGAATGCAGATGAAGTAGATCTTTTATTTTATGAAAGTTATTATACGCCTGCAAAACCAGAGCAAGGGTATGATGAAACGGATGAGGATTATAGCCAAAAGGTTAAAACATGGGAATCTCAAGTAGAATATGCTCAGAAAAAAATGATCATTGATGCTAAGGTTTATAGACCAGAATTGGCTAAATTAAAAAGTGAATTAGTATTACCGGATATTTATAAAGAGGCCGAGAGAATGGCAGAGTACGAATCTCAATCTAAAGCAGATTTAGAGTACGAGCAGCAAGCTAGGTCTATTTATGAAAAAGCACTTAATTCTGATTTTAATTCATTTAGCGGGTTTAATGTATCGGTAAAAGACGCGGAAGTCGAAATACCTATATCATTTAACGTAGGCGAAGATGAAAGAGTATCAATGAAGAATGAATTGGATGATTTTGACACAGAATCTTATTTTAATGGAAGATGGTTTACCGAGGATGGGAAGCCAAATATCCAGCAAATAATGGCAGATAAATATCTGTTAGAGAATCGTGATAAAATCTTACAAAAAGTGGCAAATGAAGCTGCATCTCAAAGATTGTTAGCTCATTTGAAAAAATCTGGAAATGTTAATTTAAACCCAATCACCCCACAAGGTACACCTACTCAAAATCCAAATGCGCAAATGGATTCATTAGCGGACTGGGCTTTTAGTAATTAACCTTAAATATTGCCCCTGGGGAAGGTATTATAAAAACAAAAAAACAAATATTATGGCAGGAATACCTACCTCTAATATTCTGCAACCGGGTGCAATTTCGCAACCGTCCCAGAACAGGCAACTTATGGTTGACCTACAATTATTAACTCCTCAGTATTACAAAAAGTATACAGAGAAGTACGGAAATGAAGATTTTACATGGTGGTTAGCCGCTCATAGTGGAATGGAAGAAGTAAAAAATCAGAATTTTTTCTGGTTTGAGAACAGAGGTAAATTAATGCCTGCTGTTACTAATGAATCTACAGTAGCTGCTGGCGTTGGTGCAACTGTTACCTTAACTTTAGGTGCAGAAGCTTATTACAACAGTGGTACTGAAACTCCATTAAGAGTTAAAGAAACATTACGTGTCGCTTCATCTAACATTGAGGGTGTTATTTTGTCTATTGACGATACAACTCCTTATGCTTGGACTTTTGAAGTAGCTCCTAAGATCGTAACTCAAAGGTTTGCTTCAGCTGGTGCAAATAGCTTATTAGCTGGTGAAGTTTTATTATTCGGTGGTGATGTGGATGCTGGTGAAGCTTCTACTGCTATCAATCCTTTAATCCATTTGGATCAAAGATATGATAACAACATTACTGAAATTCGTGATGGTTGGAGCAATACCGATCTAGCTCAAATGGCTGATACTTATTATGAGTTCCCTGTTTCTGCCGATATGGCTGCTAATGGTGTTACTGCATTTACTTACAAAGGAATGTACAAAACATTACAACGATTCAAGAATAACGTAGAGGCTAAGTTAATGCGTGGTAACAAGCAGAATAACACAGCTATCTCTAACTCAGTAGGAGCTCAAGGTATTATCCCTAAGGCTTTAGCTGATGGAGAAACTGTAGGTTATACTCCAGGTACTTTAGATATCGCTAAATTACATGAGATCACTCGTATTATGGATGTTAACGGTTGTGCTAAGCAATCTGCTTGGTTAACTGACATTTTCCAAAGACAAGATTTCAGTGATGGTATCTTTGCTGCTTACCCAGCTGGTGCTTTCGTTTATGGATCTGGTGAAAAAACTAAAGAAGCTTCTGTTGCTTATGGTTTCCAAGAGATCTATATTGACGGTTATTTGTTATCTGTTAAGAAGTATCCTCAATTTAACTCTGAGGTTACAACTGGTTTAACTCCAAATGTTGATTACTTCCGTAATTTCGGATTAATCTATCCAATGGGTGAAACTAAAGATAGCAAAACTGCTCAAACATACAAGAACATCACAGTTATGTACCAAGAGCCGCCTAAAGGTGGAACAGTTGGTAACGGAATTCGTGTATGGCAGTATGGTGGTGGTTCTCCTAATCCTACAGATGGTACAATGACTAATCAAATCGCGATGATCACTTACAGATCAACTCGTGTTTGTGCAGCAAACCAATTCATCGTAGTTCAAGGTGACTAGTTCTTAAATTAGTATTTTATCGGGTAGCGGCAATTTAATTATTGTCGCTACCTTTTTTAAACAATTAAAACCCATTTTATGGCAAGTTTAAAGGCATCAGGACTATCTCATGTCCATCTTTCTCAACAAGGGGAAGAAATTAGAGAAATTAGACAACAAGAGGAATCAAACTCCGCTTCAGAACATTCGGTTCAATCCACAGAGAAATTTCATATTTTTAAGTTATCGGATACTACCAAGAATGGTAAATATCACATGGAAGGCACTGATAACTACTGGGATGGCACTAAAATGAAGCCAATTAGATTATTAAGGAATTTCCCTAGTATTCATATGGAGGATCAAAAAGGTCTTGAAAAGGCTTTTATTGAGTCTAATAGAAGGACACTTATATTTGATAAAAGAATTTTAAGAATTGCTGATTATGATACAACAGCCCTTGAATTCTTATCATTATGTAATGCAAACGTAGATAACCCTAACAAAAAAGGAACTAAGAAATTAACCTTTTTCCAATGGAATCCACAAAGAGTTGCAGAAGTTGAAAGAGCTAAACGAGTTGCTAAAGTTGCTGCGATTAAATTTGCATCAATGTCTAGTGATGAAGATATGCGTAAACACGCAAATTATTTAGGAATTTTATTCAATGATGAATTGGGTATGCCTAAATCAAATGAAGCGTTAAGGAATGATTATGAGCTTTATGCAGAAGCGCAACCTAATAAGTTCATGCAAAGTGCCGGAAGCAAAGAAGTAGATGTCGCTTATGCCATTAAAAGAGCTATTTTAGACAATAAAATAGACTTAGGTGTTAAGAAAGGTTCTGCTTATTGGTCTGGCGATGGTGGATTTATCTGTAAAATGCCTTCTAACGTAAAAGCACAAGCATATTTAATAGAATTTGCTATGTTACCTCAAGATGAAAGTAAAGCTTTCCTTGAGCAATTGAAGAAGTTTAAATACTAAATCTTCCTCTAAAATAAAAGAAGTCCCGTAGCCTAAAAATTACGGGCTTTTTTGTTTTTGTTTTTCGTATATTTGTTAAATATAACACAGAAGATATGAACATAAATGATATGTACCTTATTTGCCAATTTGCGATAAATAAAGCGCAAAATGGGTACTTGAGTCCATCACAGTTCAATACGATTATTAATCAAGGTCAAACTTCGTATCAGACTTATTTACTAGGTGAATTTCAGCAATATCAATATGGTAGGGCTCAATCAAGAATTGGATATAGCCAAAATGAAAATATAAGACAGCGTTTAACTCCATTAATTACCGAATCAACTTTAGTAGTTAATGTTGCTACAGGAGAAGCTCCATATCCTGTTGATTATGTTCAGGCGGATGCGATGAGAACTTCTGCGTTTCAAAGAGTAAGATATGTTCAACAAGATAGTTTGTATTCTTATTATAATAGCACTATTGATCCAATAGCAACAAATCCAATATACTTAATTGAACCAACTGGGTTTCAGTTTTATCCAATTACATTAGCTTCTCCAGTTTTGACATATATTAAAAATGCGCCTACGATGACATGGGCTTATACGTTGGATGCTAATAATAGAGCTGTTTATGCTCCTCCTGGGCAAGTACAACCTCCAGTTCAAGTTCCAGTTTCAGGTAGTGTAAATCCAGTGTGGGATGATGTGGATTTATTGGAGATTGTGGCTCGTGCGTTAAAATTAGTTGGATTAAACTTACAAATGGGGCAAATAGAGCAATATGCTAATCAAGTAACTCAACAAGGACAATAATGACTAGAAATCAAACTATAGAATTAATATTAAGGCAAATATATAATGGCCAACCTAGTGACGATAGTAGTATTACTTTTAGTCAAGTAAATTTATGGCTTAATCAAGCTATCGGGATGGCTGCTAAAAAGAATTATACAGATAGCATCCAATTAGATGGGATTGCTTATATTAATAATTCATTTTATACTTCATATGTTGGTTTGGCTATTGCACAATTTGATAATAATACATTTCAACTATCATTGCCTCATATACCGTTTGCATTGGGTAAGGATGAGGGTGTATCTACGGTTCAATTTAAAAAAGATAATATACTTTCTTTTACTGCAATACCAATGTCAGTTAATCAGATTGCATACCAAGAAAATTTAAGACCTATTCAAAATAAAGTTCTTTATTGGCAAGAGAATACCAAAATTTATATTAAGACGGACATACCAATGACGCAATATACAGCTAGTGTAAGAATGGTAAGTGGAGGTGATAGTACAGATTTAAGCTCAGTATTGAATATGCCGGATGATTACATGCCGATTGTTATTGAATATATTAAGCAACAATTAGCTTTTGAAAGGTCAAGACCAATAGATACATCAAATGATGGAGTAGATAATAATAACTAAACTATATGAAACCATTAAGAGATTTTGTTTTAATTAAGCCTATGATGGCAGAAAGTGTTACTGAATCAGGATTATTTATACCTGAATCAGCTCAAGAAAGAAGTGCAAAGGCTGAAATTGTTGAAGTTGGAAGAGGCACAAGTAAGATAAAAATGGAAGCAAAAAAAGGCGACATAGTATTTCATATAAAAGATGCAGGAGACGCTTACATTATAAACGATATTGTTTATTATTTAATACGTCAAAACGATATATTAGCTTACGTTTCAAATAATTAAAAATGGCATCACAAGAAAGAAATTATATAACATTAGATTCTGTAATAAACGATTACATTGATTCAAGTGAACAAAGTATACATAAGTATACCAAATTATATAATATAGCATATAGAGGTATGGAAAAATTAGGTCTTGATTTTTTTTATAAAATCAAAACTGTAAAAATACCAATTGATACAACTAATTATACGGCAAATCTGCCAAATGATTATATTAGCTATTCAAAAATTGGAGTTTTAAATTCAAATGGTGAAATTATACCTTTGAAATTTAATAATAAACTTACATTTTATGCTGACCAGCAACCAGATAGACTTGCTTTAACTCAAGATAATACTATTACACAATGGTATCAGCAAGGAGCTCCTATATTCTATAATTATTGGGATGGATATGGATTTAATAATATTTATGGTATTCCTAGCGGATCACCTAATGTAGGTTCTTTTAGCATAGATGATTCTAATGGAGTTATTCTTTTAAATCAAAACTTCTATTATGATTACATTATGATAGAGTATCTAGCTAGTGCAAATCCGGAAGAAAAATACATGGTTCCTATTCAATTTAGAGAGGCTCTTATAGCTTGGTTAGCTTGGCAGGATATAATTAATATTCCTAGTACTAGAAAGGGTAACTTAGGGGACAAGAGGGATAGAAAAAATAACTATTATAATGAAAGAAGATTAGCTAATGCACAATTTAAGCCATTGTATATAATGGAGGCTTATGAGTGGAATTTAGAAAATCAAAGAATGACCGTAAAAGCTTAAAGACAATATGCCAATAATAAATAACCCATTTAACGGAAAGCTTAACTTAGATGTTGCCGACTATAGGATATCTGGTGGTGATTATATAGATGCTTTAAATATAACAAAAGATTCTGAAGGAACAGGTCAGGATATAGTTATATCTAATATATTAGGAAATTCATTATTGCCATATACGTTGCCTGCCGGTGAAAATAAAATTATTGGATTTTATCCAGACAAAATAAGAAATAAAGCTTATTATTTTTTGTGGAATAGCAATGGTTATAATACTATATTGTATTATGATGCGAATAACGAAACTGTTGTAAAAGTATTAGAAAGCAAAACAGACAGCGACGGTATTGATATTTTGAATTTTAATCCATCTTATAAGGTTTTATCGGTTAATATATTTTATAGAGATGATGAAGGTGATATTTTATTTTTTAATGATGGATTAAATCCACCTAAAAATATTAATGTAATTGCTACATATAGTCCATGGAAATTAGAATATTTATTGGTTGCAAAAGCGCCACCGGTAATGTCTCCTAAAGTAGTTTATGAAAATGATACTACAATTACTATTAATAACCTTAGAAATAAATTATTCCAATTTTCATATAGATATGTTTATGATAACAATGAAAAATCTGTATGGAGTTCAAAGAGTATAGTGCCTTTGCCACAACAGCCAACATTAAGTTTAACGGATAATGTATTTACAGACAACTCTAGAATTTCTGTTTCTGTTTCTACAGGCGGAGATCAAGTAAAAGCTATTGAAATTTCTTTTAGAGAAACGAGTAATGGAGTTACTAGCAACTGGTATCTTATCCAATCTTTTATTAAGGAAAATTTATTTATATCAAATAATACTTTATACACATATAAGTTCTTTAATGATGGTATTTATTCTCAATTAGATGTAATTGAAGCTACGCAGTTGCAAGATTGGGTTCCTCAAAAAGCGAATGCATCTGAATTAGCTAATGGAAATGTTTTATTATATTCTGGAATTACAGAAGGGTATGATAAGACAGATATGGAATTATCTATTTCTCAGCCAATTGGGCAAACTGATTATTTTTATGATCAATGTGGATTGCTTTTTATTGCATCAGTAAATGGTTCAGATCATGGCTCAGGCACAATAATGGATATTTATCTTTATGGTACTGGTACAAATGGAATAGATGGAACAGTAACAACACTAAATAACGCAGCAGGTGGATATTATATAAATTCATTCTCATCAACAGGTACTGATTTAAGTACATTCTATGAAACTACTGGTTTAACAAGCTCGTATTTAGTTAGCGATTTATTGGACGGAATATCATCTGCAATGCAGTTAAAAGGTTTTACGCAAGTATCATTAACCGGCAATCATCTTGTTTTAAATTACGCAAGCGGATTTACGTTATTTTCAAATGGATTTAAAACATTTCCTGCATTAGATTCTGATAATACAAGATTTGCAAATGCATGGGATTCTGGTTATCAATATGCTATTCAATACTTTGATGAACAAGGGAGAACTATAGGTGCTCAAACATCGATAAATGCAACAGCAAATACTTCTTCTCAATCTTTAGTAGATGAATTGCCATTGATATATATATCTATATTAAATAGGCCTCCATTGTATGCAAAATATTATCAAATATTAAGATCAAATAATACTACTTATAATAAAAGATTATATTGGATAAGTGATTCTGCATTTTCTAGCTTAAATGCAACAGATGAACCTAGATCTACTCAAAATGTAGTTTCTTATTCTTTTGCAGATGGAGATAGAATTAAATTTTTAAGAAGATATGATGTAGATAATGTTGCAATACCATTGACTCAATATGATTATGAAATTGTAGGGGTGCAAACGTCTATACAATATAATATAGAATTTCCTGCTCCATTAACTCCAAACTATAATACTTATACAAGAACAGGAACTTTTTTAAAAATAAAATACCCGACAAATGATATAGGTGATGATTTTAAATTTATAGGTACGGAAGATTTTCAGCATTATGAAATATTATTATATAACCTTACTACAAATTCATCTTTAACTCAAAGATTTTTTTATGAATTTGGCAAATGTTATGGAATAGGAAATGCAGGAACTAATTTAGATTTTCATTATGGAGAAATAACGCAAAGTGCTACAGATCCTTATAATTATCCTGCTATTGTTTCTTTAATGAATGGAGATTTATTTTATAGGAAAAGAACAGTTCCTTATAATGATTTTTATGAATCAATACAGTCTAATTTAGTTGAAATAGAAACATCTGCGCCATTTGATAATAGAATACAAACATTGAGTCTTACCGTTGATCCTGAAATATCAAATGATTCATATGAATTAAAAACACAACCAATGAATTTTGTTGAATTTGCGGTTGGGTATTATCCTGAATTTTCGGATATAGGTTATTTTTTTTATAATAAATCAGCTAATTCCAGAATTGTTAGTTTGAAAGGAACAGTACCTGTTTTTTCTGATGGAACATCTAAATTTTCTATGTATGCAATTGTATGTAATGCATCTGCAAATCCTAAATATAAAATTAACTTATTACCTATAGAAATTAACACTATAGTTCAATTTGCTGCAGGAGGCGTAAATGTAGAATATGAATTAGATAAAAAAATAACCATACCAGCAAATTCAAAAGTTTGGATAGTTGCTGAATCTACAAATGATTCTATTGGAACAAATCGTATTTTTATAAATCCTTTTTCTCTTGATTTTGCAGTAATAAAAAATTCTACAATATCAATAATAGAATCAAGTTTTAGTGATAATTACAATTTAATTACAAATAGTAATGGTAGAGAATCAGTTGTAGATGAAAATGCAAAACAAGTTTATTTTCCAACTTTAATAAGATTTGGTCAAGCATATCAATCAAATACAAATATAAATAATATTAATAGATTTTATTTTGAAAATTTTGACGAATATGATAGAAGTTTTGGTGATGTTATGAGATTACATGTAAGGGATAGGTATTTAAAGGTTTATCAAAAATTTAAAGTGGGGAATGTGCCTATTTTGACTCAGATTGTAAAAGACGTTACAGGGAATCCATTGCAAGCAAATAGTGATCAGCTAATTAACAAAATTCAATATTATGCAGGTGATTATGGCATAGGTGACGCTTCGACAAGTCTTGCATGGAATAATTTTGCAGATTATTTTGTAGATAATTATAGAGGAGTAGTATGTAGATTAAGTCAAGATGGTATAACTCCAATAAGTATAACAAATCAAATGAATTCATTTTTTGTTAAAAACTTGGCCGCTTATAGACAAGAATTAAATAATGGTGCTACATTGAATGATACTGTTTATAAGGGTAATCCTTGTATTTATGGTGTATTTGATGCTTATACAAATAAGTATATTATAGCTATGGAAGAAATTAATAGATATACTGTTCCTACTACAACTACGACTACTACAACTACTACAACTACTACTACAATTGCTCCAACTACGACTACTACGACTACAATTGCTCCAACTACGACTACTACGACTACAGCTGGCCCTACAACTACTACAACAACAGTTGCACCAGTATCAATAAGTTGGTATGTAGGTAATCAATCTGGAGGAAACTTGAAAGTTTTGAGTAATACAGGAGGCACTTTACTTGATATTACATCTTCAATAAGTGGTATTCAAAGTGGGTTTTTAAGTGTTTATTCTTATCAACAGCCATATACAATTAGAGGAAGCTGGGTATCAGGAAGCGGAAATGTAATTAAATATAGAGTTTGCGAAGGAATAAGTGAATTATATCTTAGTCCAGATATAACAGCAGCTAGTTCTATAGATGAATTTATTCCTATGCCGGTGCCATTAAGTATATCAGTTGCATTAACGGCTCAAAGTGTATCACCTCCTTCTTGTGCTCCATAAAATATAAAATAAATGGCAAATACATTAACATATCATCAAGATCCATATACCATATCCTTTGACGAGATAGGCAATGGTTTTGAGTCGTTTTATTCATATTATCCAGAAATGATGGGCTGTTTAAATACAACATTATTTACTTTTAAATCAGGTGAAATATGGAAGCATAAGAGTTCCGTTTATTGCAATTTTTATGGAATTCAGTACAGCGCTTTTATAAAAACAGTGTTTAATTCAAGTAGTCTAGATAAAAAAACATGGATTTCTATAATGGAAACTGCCAATACTATATGGCAATGTTCTTATATTTATACTCAAATGAACAGTTACGGGACTCAAAAACAAGAAAGTATCCTAATTGATGCAGATTTTGAAGTGCTAGAGTCGGAATATCATGCATCATTTTTAAGGGATGTAAATAGCATAGGTGGTATATTAGAAGGGTCAGCTTTGAAGGGTAATTACATAGTTGTAAAATTTGAGAAATCTAATGCAAATTCTTTCGTATATTTGAATAGCGCAACGGCTAAATATATTAATTCGCCATTAAATAATAGATAATGATTTTAAGGGAAAATGATGACATATTGGACGAGTTAGAATTTTCTATGTTAGAAAATTGTGAACCAATTCATTGCCTTACTACTCATAAATTTACTGATGGAATGTATATAAGAGAGATATTTATGCCTGCTGGATCTTTAATAACAAGTAAGATACACAAAACAGAGCATCCGTATATTATTTCATATGGAAAAACGGCTGTTTCTATAGATGGTAATGAATGGAATGAAATAACAGCTCCTTATACTGGAATAACAGTTCCGGGAACAAGAAGAGTTTTATATATAATAGAAGATTGCATTTGGACAACATTTCATAGAATAGATAATATGAAGTCTGATTACAATAATTTAAATGATGAAGAAAAAGAAGAAATAGTTAAAAAAATAGAAGAAAAAATATTAGAACCTCATATTAATTATTTGACAGGAACTGATATTAAGGATGAATATATTAAAAAATTAGAAGAAACTAAAAAAATAGAATTATGAGTTTCATAGCATTAGGAACAGCATTAGGAGCAACTGCGGCTACCGCAGCAGCTACTGGAATAGCAGCAGTAGGTACTGCGGCTACGGTAGGTATGGGAGCAGCTAGTATGATTTCTGGAGGTAAAGCACAAAGAAGATCTCAAAAAGCCTTAGAAGAGCAGGCCAGAAATAGCCCTTTATACAAACCTAGTAAAGAAATAGGAGCTTATTATCAAGAAGCTTTAAACAGATATAAGGAAAGTCCTTATCAGTCACAGCAATATCTTATAGGTAAACAAAACATACAAGGAGCTACAGCTCAAGGTATTTCAGCATTGCAAGATAGAAGATCGGCAATTGGTGGTATTTCTAGATTAGCAGGGACTCAATCACAGGCATTAACAAATTTAGGAGCTCAAGTAGAATCTCAAAAAGGACAAAGATTATCACAATTAGGTCAAGCTACTCAAATGATGAGTGGAGAAAGTGCAAAAGAATTTGATATTAATAAGATGACTCCTTACAATAGAAGACTTCAATTAGAACAAATGAAAGCACAGGCAGCAGGAGAGCAATATAATGCAGGAATGCAAATGTTAGGGTCTGGATTAAGTAATGCTGCCTCATTAGGTATTTCTGGTGCGTTTAATTCTCCCGCTAATGTTAATGCAGTACCATCAATGTCTGGTTTTGATTCTAATGTTCCCGGTAGCCCATATGGAAAATTTAAGGTAAATACCAATTTTAATCAATACTGGAAACCAACAAAATAAAATATTAAAATGGCTTCAACAGGATTATTGGGAATAAATCCCTACAAGAGGGGAGTTGCGATAGATATATCATCTAAGCCAACTCAAATGCTTATTCAATTACAACAAAAAGAACAAGCTAAAAACGAAGCTTTGGACAAATACTTCATGGATTATGATAAAAACATAACTCCAGCTGGTATGCGTAATATAGATATTGAGGGCTTAATGAAAAGAAAAAATGAAGCCAAGCAGTATTATTTTCAAAATAAAGAAGCAATAAGAAGACCGGAATTAGATAATGGTAGAGCTTATTCTCAGTTTATGGGAATGAATACAGATCAATTAGGTTTTGTTTCTAAGTCTAAAGAACAAACAGGTAAAGCAAAGGCATTATCTACAGCAACAATGAATGCTAATCAAAAAAAGCAAATAATAGCAGACGGAGTAAAAGATGCTCTTATATTAAATGAACTTGCATTAGATGACCCAAGAAGAGTAGATTTTGACATAGCTAATTTTAGGGCATACGATGCATATGATGATAAGAAATTCATGGAAAATGTGTGGGGTAAGGAAGAATTGCCTACAAAAATTGTAAATAAAGATATTGGTAATGGTAAATTTATTCCAGAAACATATCATTTGAAAATACCAGAAATGGCGCAACTTGCTCCTCAAAGATTACAAAGTGCTGAAATTAGTACAAGATCTTATGTTAGAAATAACGAAGGTGCTATAAAATATTTCAATACTTTAATGGAAGATCCCATTATGCTAAAAGAAGCAAATAAAGCATATCAAGAATACAAAGGGCCAAATGCTAAAATAGTAGATGAAGAAGATTTTGCAGTTGCATATGGATTATTAAAAAAACCGGGAGGATTTGTAAAAGCAGGGAAAGAAGAAGAAACGGCAGCATATAAAAGGCAACAAGATTTAAATAAATCAATTGCTATTAAAAATATAGGAGATGGTGTAGTTGCAGGTGGTAATATATTAGATTCAATTGGAGGAGATGGCACGCCAGTAAGTTTAGGTAAAGATAAGTTCGGTAATCAATATAAAATAGAATACGGACAAGTTTTAGGCAAAGATGATCAACCTTTTACTGGAGTTTCAGATATTAAAGGAACTGATTTACCAGCTGAATTATTTTCTATTTTAGCAAAATCTGGAACAAAATTATATGCGGCAGATAATTTTAAAATAAGATCTGAAGATGGTATAATTACAGAAATAGCAAGTCCAAGAGGTAAAGTTACTAGAGGATTTATAGAAAATGCTCAATTAACAGCAGATAAAGAACCAGTAAAAGGGCAACGACTTGTATATGGCAAACCCGTAAAACCTATTTCGGCATCTAAAAAAGCAGGTGCTGGTATTAATTGGAAAAAATAAGATAATAATATGCCAGATCAATTTGAACAATACTATAAATATTTAAAATCAAATGGTGCAGATGTTGCTCCAGATTTTAATTCTTTTAAAAATACTTTGTCTAATGCAGATGCATCTTCAAAATATTATACTTATTTAAAAGATAATAAGTTTGATGTGCCGGAAACTTATGATTCCTTTGCTGATACATTTGGATTAAAAAAAAAAGGTGGTACAACCGTTTCTGGCCCTACTCCATCAAAATTACCATCACAAGATTATCTTAGAGAAGGTGAAAAGATGGCTGCAGTCGGTTTTGCAACTCCTCAATTACTTTCAGAAGATGTAAAAGCAAGAAAAGAACCTAAAATAAGAATATCTCCTAAATTATTTGCAGCTCCGGGAGTTGTGGATGTAGATATAATAGAAGAAGATGAAGATGGTTCATATAAAAATTTAGCTCAAAACTTAGCCAACAATTTTTTAATAAGTGCATCAGATATAGGTGCTGGGTTGGCTCAGATATTAAGAGAAGGCGCGCCAACTGGTGTCCCAATAACAGAAAAAAAGAAAACAGAAGAATTATATACTCCAGAAGGAGAGAAAACCAAATACGCACAAACAGTTACATGGGCAAAAGACCCATTAGCTAAAGTGGCACTTGGATTAAATGGTATAGCCCAACCAGCAAGAGAGCTTCAAGAAACGCCATCAGCAAATCTACCTGATACATTCGTGGGTAATACATTGACAAGCTTATCCGCAATAGTACCAGATTTAGCCGCAACTGCTTTGTTGCCAGAAGCTAAGGCAATTCAAGGGGCATCTTTTTTACAAAAAACAGGATCTCTTTTGTTTAATAATTTTACCAAATATTTAATGGTTAAAGAGCCATTAGTTGATTATAATAAATCTAAACTAGAAGGCAAAGATCAGTCCGCATTGGATGTACTTTCTAATGTAGGAAAAGGTGCTTTATCTGGTATGGAATTAGCATTATTAGGAGCAGGAAGTGGTCTTGCGACTAAAGCTACAATGAAACAGGCTGCAAAAACAGGTCTTGTTGGCACAAAAGGTTTTGTTGCTAAGGAATTAGTGAATTTAGCTACCGATGTTGTTGCTTATGGATTAATATCTCCTTCCGCTCATACATTATATGAAGAAGGGAGATTGCCTACATCAAAAGAAATATCAGAAGGCGCTGGTATTGCATTAGCATTTAGATTAAAAGATGTTATACCTTCAATAAGTACATTTAGAGATCTTAATAAAGCTGTTGATAATATTCAACAAGCGAAACAAGGCGCTGCAATATATAATTTCTTACAAGCAACTCCTGAAAGCATAGTTAGTGTTTATAATGGTAAGGAATCTGCAAATGATCTTCATTTAAAGGCTATGGAGGCAGCCAAAGCTGCAAGAGAAGCAGTTGATCCAATTGAAAAACAAAAGGCTGTAATTCAGGCTTCTACTATGGCTAAAGCTGCAAATGTAAAACAGGTAGCAGAAATGTTTGTTCAAGATAAGCAATTGGTTGATTATGTTAAAAACTCAGATTTGCCAGAAGAGGCAAAAATTGCTATTTTAGAAAAAGCAGAAGCTATTAGAAAAGCGGTAGATCCTGTGGAAATTAAAAAAGAGCAAACTGGGCAAAGGATGCAACAGAGTCAGGCATTTATTCAAGATTTGACATTAGAAATGAATGGCGAGCAAGACCCCGTTAAAAAAGCTGAGTTGCAATTTAGAATAAATGAAACAGAGAAGGGGTTAAAGATGCAAGAGAATGAATTAATGTCTTTAATCGAAGGCCAAGCTAAAGAAGCGCCATTAGATTTAACAGATATTAATACAGTAAAGCAAAGCAGAAAGTCTTTCAATGAACAAGTAAACTTAAAGTTAGAATCATTAGATAAGGCCGATCCAGACTATTTTGAAAAAGTAGAAAGCCTTAACAAACAAAGAGAAGAAAGGAATGATTACTTTGATAGAGTATTAGAAGATAAAAAACAAGAAGAAAAAAGTATAAGTGTAATGACTCCTGAAGAATTTAATCAGGTGGAAAATATAGAAATATCATTAGAAGGACAAAAAACAGAAGCTCCTGTAGAAGAGGTAATTACAGAAGTTAAACCAATTGAAGCAAAAACAGAAGTTATAGAAAGTGGGAATGATTTAATATTAAGTCATGGCACAAGACATGATTTTAATAAATTCCAATTAGAAAAAATTGGCACAGGAGAAGGTGCTCAAGCATTTGGTTATGGGCTTTATTTTACGGATGGTTCAAAAATAGCAGAAGGGTATGCTAAAAAATTATCAGAAGATAATACCGGATTAGTTTATTCTGTTAAAATAAAAAATGGGAAATTAGCTAATTGGGCTGAATGGAGAAGGCCATTAGAAGAGAGTATAGAATCTACTTTTTATGACAAATTAACCAAAGAAGAAAAAGCTCAATATCAAGATTATGTAGATAATCAATTCAATTCAGGGAAGGATAAAAATTATACTGGTTCTTTTGGTGATTTAGAGCTTTCAAAAGAAGGTTTTTTAGAATATCCAACTTTTGAAAAACCATCTGCTTCGGGTAATTTATATCAAGATTTGAAAGATGCTTTCGGACAAGAAAAAGCAACTGAAATATTCAAAAGAGCAGGTATAGATGGGATTAAATACGAAAGTCAAGGTGGATATGGCAATGAAAATAATTATGTTGTTTTTAATCCAGAATCTATTGAAATAATTAAAAAATCAAAGGGCGGAGAGAAAGTTAAGCCAACTGAAGTTAAACCAAAAATAATAGAGGCTCCTGAACAAAAATTAGATCAAGATAATAGAACATATACAACAAAATCAGGTAGACAAAAGGTTGATTATGAGAAAGGACAATTAATAGTAAGAGATATTAAAACAGGAGAAGAAGTTAGCCCAGCTACAAGAAGAAAGGCTATAGATGAATACATAGATAATTTTGATTTTTCTAAAGGTAAGACAGCAGAAGAAAAAGGCGTTGAATTTGAAGGTCTAAGTAATTTGGATGTTATTAAGAAAGGAATTGATGAATCAGAGAATCCAATAGAATTAGCAAGTACTTATCTAGCAGAAGAACCTATTGGAAAATTCAAATCTAGCAATGAAGAGCTTATAGCATTATATGGGATAGGAAAGGTTAAAGAAAGTAGCTTTAATAGTTTTAGTGACAGGAATTACAAAACTGGCGGAATGGCATTGACTTATTTTAATAAAAAAGGTCAAACATTAGATGTTATAGCCAAATCCATGTCTGATCATTATAAAATAGAAATAACTCCTAAAGATGTAGCTGATTTTATGATTGCACACCCAAGCGGAGAATCATCTGCGTTAAGGTCATTAGATGGCCCCATAGCAGCAAGAGCAGCGGAAAGGTTTAAAGAGCTTACTGGATTGGATTTAGATGCTAAATTAGCCGAAAAAGCATTAATAAAAGGAGAACAAAAGCTTAATCAGGATCAATTAGATATAATAAAACAAGATTATGATACAACAAAACAACTCGAAGATGACTATTGGAAAGCCTACAAAGAAACTGACGGATTTACAAAAAAGGGCCCTAGTGGTGAAATTAAGCCTACAGAGGCCGCCACAAAAGAAACCTTAGCACAAGATTATAAAGATCTTACTAGAATTGAGAAAAGAAAGATAATTAATAGTAAATTTGATGAATTACTCAAAGAACTTAAAATAGAAAAAATATGTCCATAAAGTCATTACTTAGCCCAGCCATGAAAAAGGGCCTACAAAGTGCTCTACAAATTGAGCTATATCAATCTAATCTATGGAAAAGCCTAGCTAACCAATTACAAAGAATTGGCTATTTTGGTGGTCAAAAATACTTCTTAGCAGAAAGCGCTGAAGAATTAGGTCATTATCAGATTATAGCTGATTTCATGAATGATATGGGAGATTGTGCTGATATTCCTAAAATTGAAGCAGTTACAGATAAAGTATCAGACTTAGGAGATGCATTAGAGTTAGGTTACCAAACAGAACTTGATGTATATAATCAATATAAAGAATTATACGAAAAGGCTGAAGATGAAGATTGTACTGTAGGTATATTTTTACAACAATTTGTTACAATACAAAGACAAGCAGTAGGTCATTACGGTGATTTATTAGCTAAATATAAAATCGCAGAGGCAACTAAAGAATTACTAGAATTTGACGAACATATCAATGATTTATAATAATGGCAAAAAATCCATGCAAATATCTTTTTGAAGTAAGTAAAGGCGAGTTTAAAGAATTTACCGAAGCAGAGCTTAAAGATTACCTTATAGAACAAGATTTATCAAAATTAAAACCTATACAAGATGCCATACAAGAGCGAAGCGCAGAGGAAGTTCTTCAACGTGAACAAGCAGAAGCTGGAAAAACAGGGGGTGAAGGTAGAGGAATGGAACCAAGCAAGCAAGGGAAAGAAGCTCCCATTGAAGTTGAAGTCTATGATGAAGGCAAAGTAGAATCACCTAGACAAAGAAAAAAATCATTATTAAATTCTTTATTATCTGGTAAATTATCAGAAAAAGTAAAAGAAGAATTAGAAAAAGATAATGTATATTTTGAGGCAAATATGAAAGAGTCTGAAGATATGGCTAAATCTATTGTTTCAAGCTTAGGGGTAGAAAATGCTATTATTGCAGCTAAGAATAATGAAGTACATCCGTCAGTAGGTTCTGCTATATTTGCAGAATCTATTAATGATTTATATAGACAAGAACAAAGATTAAGAAATGAAGGCAGAATAGAAGAAGCTGATAATGTAGCATTAAGACAGGCTGATTTAATTACAGAATACTCAGATATATCTACAAGTAGTGGTCAATGGATTGCTCAAATTAAAAGATTCTATAAGACAAGCCCAATTGGTGTTGTTAGAAAAATAAATACAGAAAGAAAGCAACAATTTCAGAAAGAATTTGCAGGTCAAGAAAAAGATTTTAAAACTATATTTGAAGATCTTTTAAAGGGAGAAGAAGGTCAAGCTAT